GTTAAAAAGAAAAAGAAGTAATGGCTACTAAGCGTGTGGACAAGTCTAAGATGGCTTGCAACAAGCCTAGACGTACTTCTGGTGGTTCTAAAAAATTCGTTGTTAAGGCGTGTAAGGACGGTAAAGAGAAAATTATTCGCTTCGGGGATCCGAAGATGAAGATTAAGAAGTCCAACCCTAAAAGACGTAAATCATTTCGTGCCAGACACAAATGCGATACCGCCAAAGATAAAATGACAGCAAGATATTGGTCTTGCAAAAAGTGGTAATGAGTCAGTCTCAACAACAACAACAGAATGTACCAACTAAAGAACAGTTAGAGCTTCTAAAAAAACAGGTCAAAGAAAGCCAAGAAAGAAGCAAAGAAACCGTGTGAGATTATAGTGACAGACGAAAAAAAATACACAGCTATGCAAGAAGCATTCCTAGAAGCACTTTGTGGTGAGTCTAGAGGTAATGTGCGTGAAGCTATGAAAGTAGCTGGGTATTCGCTTAACACGCGAACAAGTGAAGTTGTAGGCCCACTGCGTGATGAAATAATTGAAAGAGCTAGTATGGTTCTCGCAATGAACGCACCCCGTGCAACTTTTAGTATGGTAGATGTATTGAACGATCCGGGATCTATGGGAGCTAGAAATGCGGTTGCCGCCGCTACTCAGATTCTCGATAGAACTGGATTAGTCAAAAAAGAACAGATTGAAGTTAAAGGGCCAGAAGGGGGAATATTTATTTTACCACCTAAACAGGTGACCCCAACCGATGACGAACCAGAATTGGCCGAATAAAAAACGTCCGAATAAAACATCAAAAATACCTTACGGATATAAGCCTAGTGAGGACGATGAATTACTCGCAGTACCTGATTGGAACTTAATCGGGTATATTGAGAAAGCGATGGATTTCCTAGATAATGGGAATTCCTACCGTGAGGCCGCAAGATGGTTAAGTGAAAACTCTGGTCAAGATGTTTCACACCAAGGACTTGCAAATATTTGGAAGCGTCATAGAGGCGGGAATACTAATCCTAGAATTAGACAGCTTGCCAAACGCAAGAAGAAGAACGCCCCGAAGACTAAGGAACAACGTGAGCTACACGAGCTTAAAAAACGTGAAGCGGCGGCTAAGAGAAGCCTCACCGCAACTAAGAAAAAGATTACAGCGTTAAATGGGGATGAAGAACCCATCGAGTCAGAGCCGCAAGAATTTAGCGAAACGCTCGACTTCAACGCCCCACCGAAAGAAAGAACGGTGGTCTTCGCACCTAACCCGGGGCCACAAACGGAATTTCTCGCATCGACAGAAAGAGAAGTTTTGTACGGAGGCGCGGCGGGAGGTGGAAAGTCGCTGGGACTACTCGCAGATCCCATGCGATATTTTGGAAACCGTAATTTTAACGGGCTTATCCTCAGAAGAACTAACGATGAACTTCGGGAACTCATATGGAAATCTCAAGAATTATATCCGCAAGCGTACCCGGGAGCGAAATGGGCGGAGAAGAAAAGTCAATGGGTATTCCCTTCTGGGGCCAGATTATGGATGACATATCTTGAACGTCCTGAAGACGTTTTACGATACCAAGGTCAAGCCTTTAGTTACATCGGGTTTGATGAACTCACTCAGCATAGCACTCCATTCGCTTGGGACTATATGCGTAGTAGGCTTCGTACTACTGATCCTACTTTACCTATTTTTATGCGAGCTACTACGAACCCGGGTGGCCCCGGCCATAGCTGGGTTAAGCAAATGTTTATCGACCCGGCTCCGGCAAATACCACATTTGATGCAAAAGATCTGGAAACGGGTGAAACGCTAACATACCCCGAAGGGCATGAAAAATCAGGAAAACCACTCTTTGAAAGAAGGTTCATTCCAGCCACGCTTCGAGACAATCCCTATTTGTATAAAGAAGGTTCCTACGAAGCAAACCTTCTGTCGCTCCCTGAGATGCAGAGACGGCAATTACTTGAAGGTGATTGGGCCGTTGCAGACGGAGCGGCGTTTAGCGAATTCAAGCAGTCGATCCATGTGGTCGATCCATTTGAGATTCCGCTAGATTGGAGAAGATTTAGGTCTTGTGATTTTGGGTATAGTTCTTGGTCAGCCGTACACTGGTTCGCAATAGATCCAGCTTACGAAACATTAATTGTTTACAGAGAGTTATATGTTTCTAAGCATACAGGAAGAGATCTAGCAACTAAGGTTCTAGAACTTGAAAAAGGTGAACAAATAAGTTATGGTGTACTTGACTCTTCGTGTTGGCATAACAGAGGCCAGATCGGCCCTAGCATAGCAGAAGAGATGATCTCGATGGGTTGCCGTTGGCGTCCATCAGATAGAAGTGCGGGAGCCCGTGTTGCGGGTAAAAATAGACTGCACGAACTCCTTAAATATGACGAAGAAGCAGAAACACCCGGCCTCGTATTTTTTAACAATTGCCGACAAGTTATTGCAGATCTTCCCGTCATACCTTCTGACCCCAAAGGTGGTGATGACATCGATGCTAGATATCGAAGTGATCATACCTACGACTCAATCCGTTACGGAATTATGTCGAGGCCAAAAGCTCTCTCTCCTTTTGAAGAATGGGGCAAGAAGCATACAGAGCCTTACAGGCCAGCAAGTTTAAAATTCGGATATTAATTAAATGGCAATAGTAGAAAGACCAGAAGAAATGAACATGGAGGAGTCCGCCCTTGGATTAAAGGATGACGCCCCTATTGAAGAAAGCGAATTAAGTGGTCTTATTGGATGGATCGAGGGACGATATAATCGTTCTAAGACATCAAGAGAATCCGATGAAAGCCGTTGGCTTACTGCGTATAGAAACTACAGAGGATTATACGGGCCTGATGTACAGTTCACTGAAAAAGAAAAAAGCCAAGCATTTATCAAAATTACAAAGACTAAAGTCTTGGCCGCTTACGCTCAAATTGTCGATGTTCTTTTTGCTGGTAGTAAGTTCCCTATTGGTGTCGAGCCCAGTAGAAAGCCTCTTGGTGTAGCTGGTAGTGTTCATTTTGATCCGAAAGAAATAACGCCAGAAAAAATTGATGAAGCAACAGGTGGTGCAGTACAACTGCCAAAATCAGGAACGGTATCTAGACCAGAAATTTTAAAGACAGTTGGCCCGTTTGCGGATCAACTTGAAAGAGTTGAAGACAAACTAAAAGAAGGCCCGGGCGTTACTCCGACTTCTCTTACTTTTGAGCCAGCTAAAAAAGCGGCTGATAAAATGGAAGCGACCATCCATGACCAATTGGATGAAAGCCAAGCAAACAAACATTTAAGATCCACAGCATTTGAAATGTCCCTATTTGGGACAGGAATTATTAAAGGGCCTTTCGCACTTAATAAAGAATATCCTAACTGGGATGAAGAAGGCGAATACGACCCAGTATTTAGAACAATACCAAAAGTTGAATCAGTTTCTATTTGGAATTTTTATCCAGATCCAGACGCACGAAACATGTCTGAAACTGAATATGTCATTGAAAGACACAGGTTAAATCGTTCTCAGATGAGAGCATTGAAAAAACGTCCTTTCTTTAGAGATGAGGCAATTGAAGAGGCGATTGATTTCGGCCCCAATTATACTCCTCAATATTGGGAAGACGCCCTCGAAGATAGTGACATGTCTACTGACGTAGATCGTTACGAAGTATTGGAATACTGGGGAGTTATTGATGCTGAGATTGCAGAAGAAGCAGATTTAGAATTACCTGATGAAGTATCCGAAGATGATCAAGTTCAAATCAATGCATGGGTTTGTAATAACCAAGTTTTACGTTTAGTAATTAATCCGTTTACTCCAAGTAGAATACCTTACAGCGCGGTTCCATACGAAATGAATCCGTATAGTTTTTTCGGTATCGGACTTGCAGAAAATATGGAAGATACGCAAGAAATAATGAATGGTTTCATGCGTTTAGCGGTAGATAATGCCGCTCTTTCATCAAATCTTTTGATTGAGATTGACGAGACAAATCTCGTCCCCGGACAAGACCTTTCAGTTTATCCCGGTAAAATATTTCGGAGACAAGCGGGGGCACCGGGTCAAGCTATCTTCGGAACTAAGTTTCCGAATGTAACGGGTGAGTGTATTCAAGTTTTTGATAAAGCCCGTCAACTTGCCGATGAAGCAACAGGTATGCCTTCATTTGCACACGGTAGTACTGGCGTCATGGGCGTTGGTAGAACCGCAAGTGGTATGTCCATGTTAATGGGCGCGGCCGCACAGAATATTAAAGCCGTAGTTCGTAACATAGATGACTACTTGTTGTCACCGTTAGGACGCGCATTGTTTGCATTCAATATGCAATTTAATTTTGATAAAGATATTAAAGGGGATCTTGATGTCGTTGCCAGAGGTACAGAAAGCCTTATGCGAAACGAGATTAGGTCGCAGAGACTGCTACAATTTATGCAGATGACGGCTAACCCCGGTATGGCTCCATTTGTTAAGTATGACTACATCTTACGAGAAATAGCCGCATCTATGGATCTAGATGAAGATAAGATTCTTAACGATCCTAGAGAAGCCGCAATTCAAGCTGAGATGATGGCCGCTGTAGCGGCAATGATGCCAGAACAACCACAACAACAACAGCAACCACAAGGGGCACCAAACGCTCAAGATCCAACAGGCAATGGTGGTGGTCAAGCAGTTCCCGGTAATGCACCAGAACCCGGCGCACCCGGATTTACAGGAGAAGGCGGAGGAGCGAATGGGGGAAATCAACCACCTCCACAACAAGGGCAACCTCAATAGATGGAAAAAGAATTAGCAAGAGCAATCATTCCTCTAGTTAATGATGTCGATCATTACCCCCTACTCCAACAATATGTTGAAGAACGTATCGAAGTTCTAAGAACATTTTTAGAAAAAACAACAGAACACGAAAAGATAAGGGAGATACAAGGTGCGATTGCAGAACTTAGGAGATTCCAAACTCTTCGTGACCAAGCTCTGGAGGGCGCAAAATGAACTCAAAAAAAGAAATGAGACGGGGGATTCGTACCGAAGAAGGAAGAAAGATGGCGGAAAAGAAGTTCCAGTTAGACGAGATTGAAGCTGATCTTGATAACGATGGCAAGCTATCTGAATACGAAAAAACCAGAGGTGAAGCTATACAAAAAGCTATGGCTGATGACGAACCCGTAAATATGATGTGTGGAGGTTTAATGGCAGATGACCACGATATGATGGTCGGTATGGATCCTGTATCTGGTAATATGGTTCCTCCGGGCTCAAACGAAGAAAATGTCCGCGATGATATACCCGCCGCACTATCAGATGGCGAATATGTCGTACCCGCTGACGTTGTTAGATACCACGGCCTTAAAACTTTTATGGGTCTGCGCGAAGAAGCGAAGTTAGGTCTAATGGCTATGGCTATGGAAGGACAAATACAAACCATCGAAGAAGAAGACCTCGATGAAGAGTACGAAGAGGAAGAAACACACACTATGCCAGACGGTACTGAAATGCCGGGGGCTACTCACGATGAATATGACGAAGATTATTCAGAAGAAGAAGAAGATTACATGGAAGAGGGTGAAGAATACGAAACACCCGAAGATAATGTAGTTGAAATCGTAACAACAGAAACTGAAGAAGAATTTATTAGTCCAGAAGAGGAAGAAGACGAGTACTCTTCTGACGGCAAGAACACTTACCGTCCGAGCATTAAATTTGCTCTGATGAAGTGATTTGCGGCCCGGGCTACCCGCATAAACCACTAGCTACGGCTAGTCTACTTTAACGGCCCCCAACAAGGAGTAATATGGCTAAATACCGTAATGCTTATCGAGAAACTCTCGATGAGCCTGTAGAACAAGTGCAAGCTACAGCAAAACCAGAAGAAGCACAAAATAAACCTCTAAACGCAGAGGAACAAACGTTTAAAAAGCGTTATGGTGATCTCAGACGCCACATGCAACAACAAAATTTGCAACGTGACCAAGAGATAGAACAAATTAAGCAACAACTTTCTGAAGCTACCAAAGCTCAAATAAAATTCCCTAAATCGGAAGAAGAAGTTGATGCTTGGAGCAAAAAATACCCAGATGTAGCAAAGATTGTCGATACTATTGCACAGAAACGAGTCCAAGAGGCTGTTACAGATGCAAAAATGGAATTCGATGAAATTAAAAAACAACAACGTAGTATTCAAACTGAAAAAGCGTTGCTTGAGTTGAAAAAACTACATCCAGATTTTGATGCTATTCGCTCAACAAAAGAATTTCACAATTGGGTTGATGAACAGCCAAAAAATGTTCGAGACTCATTGTATAAGAACAATACGGATCCTCGTGCGGCCGCTAGAGCAATAGACCTCTATAAAGCCGATAAAGGAATTCGTAGAAAAAAATCAAGAAACGTAAGTGCCGCCGCTCAAGCCGTAGGTAAGAGTGGTAGTGTTGCAACCCCAAGGGGAGCAAGACCTACGTTTAGTGAGAGTCAGATACAAAAAATGACTTCGGCTGAATACGAAAAAAATGAAGCCGCAATCATGGATTCAATCAAAAAGGGATTGTTTGAATACGATCTATCTGGCGGGGCTCGTTAAACCACTTGCTAATAACTTAGTTAGTATGGTATAACAACCTTATTAAATCCAAGAGCCGAATTTGCTGTTCTAGCAATTCCTACCTCTATCTTCCCTATTATCAGAAGAATTTTCTAAAGTTACCTAAGTAGCGTTGGCCCTCTGTTTGGAGACACCCATCGGAACTTAGCCCTTCGTGAAGTATCCCTTCTGTTTTTTACCAGCACTAGTGGCGTAGTTCAGCAATAGCTGAGTTACATGAGTGTTGGAATTTAACATGCAAATTAAAGGAGAAATATCATGGCATTTGCAAGCGCATCGGGCTATAACAACCTTCCTAATGGAAACTTTAGTCCCGTTATATATAGTCAGAAAGTCCAAAAGGCTTTCCGCAAAAACTCCGTTGTAGAAGATGTTACAAACACCGACTACATGGGAGAAATCGCTAATTATGGCGATTCAGTAAAAATCATCAAAGAACCTGACATCACAATCAATAAACTTGAGCGTGGTACTTCAGTAGCAAAGCAAGATCTATCAGACGCGGACTTTTCGCTGATCATTGATCAAGCTCAATACTTCATGTTCTCAATTGATGATATTGAAGCCGCTCACTCGCACGTAAACTTTATGGATCTTGCGACTGATCGTGCCGCTTATAAACTAAGCGATCATTATGACCGAGAAGTGTTAGGTTATCTATCAGGTTACGTCCGTAACACTGGTGATACTGCATGGATCATCAATCCGTCTGCTAACGGCACAAAAGCTGATAGTGGTGCTGGTAGTGATGAACTCTTGGTTGCTAACAAACTAGACATCACCGACTTTGGTGGATCTGACTTGGGTGGTTCAGCGGATGCTGATACTCATGCTCTAACGTCTGTCCCACTTGCCGCTGGCGGTGGTTCTGGTGCGATTACTTCACCTCTTGCTGTTCTTAACAGAATGGCTAGAAAGATGGATGAAGCAAACGTTGACCAAGACGGAAGATGGTTTGTAGCTGATCCAGTGTTTTATGAGCTACTCATGGATGAAAACAGCAAGTTCATCAACAATGACTTTGCTGGTGGACAAGATGCTGGTGACGTTCTTAGGAACGGAAAAGTAGTATCTGGCCTTATCCGTGGCTTCAGAGTCTATAAGTCTAACAACCTACCATTCTTTGGAACTGGCCCCGGAACAACAGCTTCCGCTGGTTCAGAGGAAAACTTTGGTGTGGTTGTATCTGGGCATGACTCAGCAATCGCGACAGCACAGCAACTTGCTAAGACTGAGAGCTACCGTGATACAGCATCATTTGCTGATATCGTTAGAGGTATGCAACTCTATGGCAGAAAGATCCTTCGTCCAGAAGCGATCATGACTGCTAACTACAACTTAGCATAACTTAATTAAGGTAACCTCTTTCGGGGGGTTACCTTTTTTTACATCCCCCTTTGAGTAATTTTATCTATGGCATCTACCTATCTTACATTAACCAATAAACTTCTTCGTAGGATGAACGAGGTAGAGGTTTCTGAAGCTGATTTTGCAAACACTCGTGGTGTTCAAACTTTAGCTAAAGACGCCATATTAGATGCTATTGGTCAAATTAATCAGGCGGAATATGAGTGGCCGTTTAATGCCGCTCAACATACACAAGTTTTAGCAGTAGGTCAGGAAGAATACTCTTGGCCTTCTTATTTTAAAATAGTCGATTGGAATACGTTCCAAATACAAAAAAATGACTCTTTGGGTGTAGCGAACAAACGATTAGAATTTATGGATCGGGATGTTTACTTCAAACAATACAAAGATGAAGATGATGATGCGGGTACTTCTGGAATTAGTTGTCCTGAGTACGCGGCCCCATCACATGGTAATGGTTATATCGTAACCCCTTCCCCAGACAAAGCCTACACTGTCCAGTTTAAATATTATCTGAACAATGTTGGATTATCTGCATTTAGTGACCAGACAAGAATTCCAGATAGTTATGACAATGTAATTATCGATGGCGGACTCTACTACATGTACATGTTTAGAGATAACCCAGAGGCCGCTGGAGTAACACTGCAAGTGTTTCAGCAAGGCATAAAAAACATGCAAGGAATTTTCATCAATAAATATGAGGAAGTGTACGACACCCGCGTTTTACGAGGCAAGAAAACACAATCGGCATCAGTAGGATACTAACATGGCAGATCGTGTTCAATCGTATAAGGTCATATGCGGTGGTGGTCTAAACAGCAATGAGAACCATCTTGACCTCAGTGAAAATTCTCCGGGATCAGCAACTCGACTAGTTAACTATGAAGTCAGTTTGTTTGGTGGTTACAGAAGAATAGAAGGTTTCACACCTTACAACGCAAACTCTAACCATGCTGAAGTAGACCCAACAAATTCCGAAGGCAAAATATTATCAGTCGCAATTTTTAAAGACGATAATCTGGGCTCAACAGTAGTCATAGCGGCAAGGAAAGAAAAAACATTTACTTACACCGCCACTTCGGGACAAACAGTTTTTACAGGAGCCGACAGTAATACAAGAACGTTAGCTCTTACAAACATCGCCAACACAGTTGTTAAGAAAAACGGAACAACACTTACGGTTACAAGCGATTATACAATTAACGCAACAACGGTAACCTTAACAAGCGGAGCTACAACAGGCGATGTTATAACAATAGACAGTAATGTTTATAACTTTTTTAGATATGTAGCATTCGCGGCTTGGGTTAAATACAACACTGGAATTGTACATAAATTTAAAGACGGTGTTAGGTCAGTAAATAAATTACGACACACGGTATTTAACTTCGGTAACGGAAACAGAATTTGTTATGTAGATGGCGTAAATAATGCAGTCTACTTTGACGGGATAAACTGGAAATCTATCAACCCGTCTAACTCAGGAGGATCTTCCTCACCCGGCGGCCCAATGGCACTGGAAAGACCAGAACTGGTAACCGCTTTTGAAAACCATTTATTTCTTGGGGGAGACAGAGTAGCAGAAGCTACTATCGCCCACTCTAAGCCACTCGACCATGAAGATTTTACATCGGCGGCTGGCGCGGGACAATTAGCAGTTGGGTTTGATGTTGTTCAATTCAAACCATTTAGAGATGACCTATTTGTCTTTGGAACCAACGGCATCAAGAAAGTATCACCCGATGTATCAGCCGGGTTTGTACTAGACCAAATCACAACCAACGTAGGTTGTATTGCTAGAGACTCGGTGTTGGAGATAGGGGGTGATCTAGTTTTTCTGGCACCAGATGG